CTGGCCCTAAGGGTGATCCGGGTACAGGCGTGCCGCAGAAGCTATCTCTGTCAGGTAATGCTCTGACGCTATCGCCTGACGGGGGCACGGTGACGCTACCCACAGCTGACCTATCGTCGATCCTGTCGCGTATAGAGGCCCTGGAAAATAGGCCCGCCGGGGCTGAGAAGAAGCCACGTAAGCGGTATGGTCTTTCGTGGGTAGCGAAGGGCACTACGGTTGTGAAGGCAGAGGGTAAGAATGCCTTAGAGCGGCATTTCATGGAGTACGATCCGAATACAGGATTTGGGATAATACACCTTGATTTCACGATCCCAGCAGGGAAAATCCCGCGCGACACCCTATTTTCTATACCGAATGACGGGCCTGTGCCTTCATCTCTGATTGAGATGCAGTCAGTAACGCCCGGCGGCGGCGGCGTGTGGGTAGATAAGGGTAGCCGTCAGGTGCAGACTGACGGGATAACAACCCCTGGCCGTTACATTCTGAATATTGTCGGATTTTTTGAGGAGAGATAATGGCAAGTAAATATGAGGGGCCTTTCTGGCTTGTAGAGGCTAAGCCGGGTGAGACCGCCCCGTCAATGTCTGGGGATTCTGCTGCAGAGCGCGGGTATCATATCGTGCATAGCGACACGGAGCCTGAGTCTGCCAAGGATGGGCTGCCTACGGTGTGGGTGCAGGGGAAGCCGCAGGATGCTATTCCTGTCATCCCTAAGCGCCCGGCTTTCCATCCTGCTACTCGCACGGTGATTATCCCTGAGGTGGCGGGCGTGCAGTACTGGCTCGACGGGAATAAGGTGCAGCCCGGCCCGGTCAAGGTGCCTGGTGAGGGATTCACTAAATACACGGTGAGTGCTACCGCTCTTGATGGGTATGTGACAACTGGAAAGTATGAGTGGATTAGCACCATAGGTTCTATTGAGGCCCGTGAGCTGTGGGTGTCTGATGATCCGTCACTGCGGCCCGTAGGTCAGGAGCTTACTCCGTCGGCGCCGGGCACGTCATCCGTGGACGATAACGGCAAATACGGGCATTACACGCCGCGTAAGGGCGAGAAGCTGAATAACGCCTTTGGGGGCTATGGTGAGGCTCACTTTTATCAGGTTGGGGCTGGATGGGCGCGCGGGCGGAATGAGACCGCCTCCACCCGTGCATCCTGGAAAATATCAGACCACGGCACCTATGTAGAACAGCACCGTGAAACTATTACAATGGTTTTCCCACAGACCCGTAATCTGTCTTTTGAATTCGATTTTGTGCCTAGCAAATCAGACCCGCGCCAAGCAGCGCAGTTCTGGATTGGGGCTTTGGCGGGCCTCTACATGGCAGATGCGGGCTATCAATTGGTCGGCTTCACGAAAGACGGCGTGAAGGACGTGCTCACTATCCCTGAGGCTGAGCGCGCTGGCACGTGGCGGATTGATATTGTGGACGATGTTTACACTGTCACCACGCCGCGCACACCGGAGCACCCGCAGGGCCGTAAGGCTGTACAGGATTGGTCGAAATTCAACGGCCAGGCGGGTAAGAATGTCACAGGCATGATCGGCTTCCGTCTCAATACCGCAGAATGCAAGGGTATCCGCATTTACAAGCGCAAGGATGAAGGTGTAAACGTTGCCTAGCAAGCTGTTAAAGGATGGGCGCGCATACGCTCTGCAGGCGAAGGAGCGTATCACTGGGGCGTGGGTGCCTTCATCCTATGTGAATCACCCGGCCCTGGTGGCTGACGCATTCCACCCTGATAATCCGATTTATCAGAACACGGTTTTTACCCGTGACGTGTCAGAAATGCCGCTGCACCCGAATAGTGCGGGCATGGCGGCCTGGATGCACAAGAATTCACCTGACCCCTGGGGCACAGCGTGGGTGAAAGGCCAGAAAGGCGGCGGCTGGGGTGCTAAGACCGCGCTCAATTCCTCTGCCTTTGGTACACAGCCTATCGCCGCCTATGTGGTGGACTCCACCCACCCCGCCACGGAGTACGCCTGGATGGAGTGCAAGACTGACGGCATGAGTACCGTGGGGTGGGATGCTACACCCACCCCGCAGGGGCCTAAAGGCCCCGTGGCTGTGCAGAAAATCATTAGCGGCCTGATACCGCTCCCTACAGGGGCGCTACCCGCGCAGAATGGCGACCGGGGCATGTCCCTCTATGACATCGGAACAGGTATTTGGCGTGAATATTTCGACGTGCACGGCCCGCTCCCTGACCGTAAAGGCCCTAATGGTGAGCCGGTCTACACGGCGGGGGTGGGCGGATTCAGTGTGAATGACCCTGGCCGGGATATTTCGCGCACGAATCCCGCCGCGCAGACCCAATCGGGACAGTCAGCAGTCGCGTGTATGCACAACTCGCTGGGATTTATTCACCCTGACGAGGTGCGCGCGGGGAAAATCAATCATGCCCTGGCTTTCACTTTCGGCGCGGTTGCTGCCACGTCGGCTGATTATGATGCGCAGGGCCGGGTGATTCGGCTGCACGGCACCCCGTCATGGCCCGCCGCTGCATCAGACGCGAAAGCGCCGCCGTCAGAGGCACCTAATAGCCCCACTCACGGGCAATGGGGCCGGGTGCGCAAGGATGTAGACCCAATGCACAACCCACTCACGGGCCTACCCTACAATCCCTTAACCCGAATGCTAATTGTCGCTGCGCAGACATACGGGATTGTCGGCACTGACACCAACGCCTTCGTACACGCATTCAATACGCATTCTGGGGTGCCTGAGATGCTTGCGACTGGTAAGACAGTAGACCCGTGGGCGGCGAATGGTGAAATAGCTAAAATCCTCAATCCTGAGGAGCCGTGGAAGGCATTCGACATATCAGATTTTCCCTGGTACCTCACCGAATGGGGTATACGCGATTGGGGCCGCCCACTGGTGGACTTCTACCCCCGCCGCGCGGCACTCAACTCAAACGTAGACCCATACATCAGTCCAGAATACCGCTAGGGGAGGGGAGGCCGGATGCCGATCCTACCACCCGAAGCCTGGACAGCTATAGGAGTAGCCATAGGCGGCGCAGCAACCGCTTTCTTCGCATGGCTAGGACGATTCGGCGAAATGCGCTCACAGCGCCAAAAAGTCAAGTTAGACTACCAGCAGGCGCAAATCGCCGCGCTACGTGATGAAATCGCTGTGCTAAAAGCAACAGTGAAAGCCGTAGAAGAATCGGCCCGCACTAGGCAAGAAGAAGCCTACCGTATCCAAGACCGCGCCCGCCTAGCTCTCTCAATGGCAATTTCCCACATCAACCTACTAAACTCCCATATAACCCGCCACACCCCACCCCCAGCACCCCCGATCCCAGCCGATCTAGCACGCTACATAGAAGCCCTTCTATGGTCGGCCCCAATCAACATAAACGACGCCCCCACACAACAGCCCCCGCGCTCGCCGCCGGGGGGATAGTGGCACGGTGTAGAAGGAACAGGGGTGTGAGAATCACTCACACCCCTAAAGTACATAGATAAGGAGGGGGAATGAGCTTCACTGAGGCTGATTCTTCGCTGGTAAATTCGATTCACCCCACACAGAATTGCACGTGGTCACCCGCGCTAAATCCGCTTTGGGTGGTCGTGCACACGATGGAAACCCCAGAGACAGATCAGATTGCGGAAAACATCGCGGGCTGGTTTGCTAACCCTGCTGCGGGCACAAGCGCCCACTACTGTGTTGATCCTGATTCGATTGTGCAGTGCGTGGACGAGCGGGCCTGCGCATGGGCGGCCATGCAGAAAGGCAATGCCCACGGCATTCACCTTGAGCTGGCTGGCCGGGCCGCTCAGACACCCGCAGAGTGGGCTGACGCCCCGTCGCAGGCGATTCTCAACCGCGCCGCCGCGCTGACTGCTGATATTTGCCGCCGCCACGGCATCCCCGCCCGGCTGCTATCAGACCAGCAGCTCGCAGCAGGTGAAAAGGGTATCACCTCACACGCAGCTATAAGCCGTGTATTCCGTCAGTCAGACCACACCGACCCCGGCCAGGGCTTCCCCTGGCAGCAATTCGTACAAATGGTACGGAATCATCTAGGAGGCACCGCAGTACAGATGGTGTCGCAAATCAGCAAGATTGGAGACGAAATGTCAGAAAAGCAGCTCGAAGCTATCAACGCGAACCTTAACAAGATCGCTAACCTTCTCAGCCCTGAAATCCCCGGCGTAGAAGGCGTGCGTCATTACACCCCCGCCGGTGCGCTCTTCCAGCGCGTGGACAACATGAGTAAGCAGGTGCAGGAAATCAAGGACGCCCTCACCCCCGGTAAAGCAGGCGTCAAAGTCCAAGGCACCGTAGACGAGCACCTGGTGCGCCTGGAAAAGAAGCAAGACGCCACCAACGACTACCTGAAAGTAATCACAGAAAAGCTCGAAGACAAGGAGAACGCATAAATGTCCCAGAAGCTCGCTAACCTCCGCACCGCCCTCTACACCGTAGCGGGCCTGATCGGCGCCGTAGCAGTCGCCCACGGCATCATCAAGCAGGAACAGCTCGCCCTCTACCTGCCTATCATCCCCGCCCTATTCGCGCTCGTTGTAGCAATTATTAATGTGCGCTCCAACACCACAATTGAAATGGAGCCGCACCCTGATGTAACCGACGCCCTTAGCCGAATAGAGAAAAAGCTCGACACACCCCCAGCCGCACCCGCACCCCCCGCCCCTGACATGGGCGACCACTACGACCCCACCGCAGAAACTGACCTGATCGCAGGCTATAATCCCCGCCACGCAGGCACCAGCGAAGGATAAGAGAATGAATATTTACGGCCCCGCATTCTGGCTATGGGCATCCCTAATCCACATGTGGATTGGCTAACCCAAAAACAAAAGGCCCCGCCGTCTCAGGTTTTCTGAGGCGGCGGGGCCTCCATTTTTC